TGCCATTGGTTAATGAATGATGCAAGCGCCATTTTAATCCAAAATTCGGATGGCATTTCACCGCTCAAATGATAGTTGTAAATGGCTAAAAACAATTCGCCCGCTTGCTGGGTGTTGAGATCGCTCAGGATATTGAGCGAATCGAGATAAACGATAAAAGATTTTTTCATTTAAAAAATACGACTACCGCACACAACGGCGACCCCTCGCACGAATGTGCTTAAGCATTGCGGCGGTAGTCTGTATTTAATTTTTTCATAAGAGAGTCGCAGGGCAATTATACGGCGGGTTAAAATTCAATGGTAACTTTCAGGTCGAAAGATTTCAACACTCGAATGGCGTCCATCATTCGTTCGGAAGCTGGCTTTAATGACTCAAATGTTTCTGATACCATTTTAGCCGCTTTCTTTTGCTCAGGAGTTGGCGTGAATTGCTTATTATGCAACGATAGTCGGCGAAGATTATGGTCGATCGTTGTAGTGCTCGCCATTTTGCCTAGCGCGTAAACTTGGGGCTTTATTCGGCGAACATAACCCGCCTTTTTCATCATTGACAAATAACTCGTGTAGGTTCCACGCTTATATCCTGCTTTTTCGCAAATCTGATAAATGTTTTGAGCGTGTAACATTTTTTCGTTGGTTAACGCATTAATTATTAATTCAATTAATTCTTTATTCATTTTTATAGGGTTTTAGGGTTTGTAATTCTATTATATAATACTTAACTGCTCGATTTTATTAAAACGTTTTTCAGCTTCCTTGATATTTAAAACTGCTTGTTTAAAATATGAATCTTTTAATTCTATTCCTATTCCTTTTCGACCTAAAGAAACAGGGCTATAAACTTCGGATCCAACTCCCATAAATGGCGTTAAAACAGTTTCACCCGGGTTAGAATATAATTCAACTATTCTATCAATAACATCTAATTGTAAAGGATGTACATGTTTTTCGTCGTCGTCCTCTTTAGAGTCTTTAAAGGGTAAAACATTATCTATTCTTACATCATCCCAAACGCTCGACGCGTAGCGTTGCCATGTAATATGACTCAGTTTATTCTCACGTGGATCGCCAGTAAAATTTTTCCATTTCTTTTTAAAGTCAGCATAATTACCATAAGTTTCTTCGTGTTCTTTTAGAAATGGAGTAGCTCCGAAATAATCGGTTAATCCGAATGGATGTGTTACTGGAGTTTCATTTTCGCCATTTTTAGTAAAAATTAAAACATAGTCCGGCATGGCGGTAAAACATCGAGTAGTATCCTCTACTATAAATTTGTGCATCAGACTTTGAACCATCGTACGCATCCTAACTTTTAGCGGTTCCTTCCATATAGTTATACGATTACGATAATGAAACCCGTACTTTTCATGTATTCTAATTATTTCGTGAGGAAAATCCCATAAAAAACTGCGATTATCGAATACGTCGGTACAGTGGACCGCGTTTATTCGTCCTGGCTTTGTCACGCGAGCCATTTCAGCTACTAAAAATTCATATTGCTCTAAAAATTGTTCTTTGCTTTCGCAGTTGCTAAAATCATTTTCGGAGCTACTGTAATTATATAACCCAGCAAACGGGGGACTATAAACAGCGAGGTCTATACTATCGTTTTTCAGGCTCGGTAAAACATACATACAATCGCTATTATAAATAGCGAAGTTTTCTGAAATTAATTGGTCTTTAATCATTTTAAAAAATTTGGGAGGGTTATTTGTTTATTAAATGCTTTTGTTGAAATTTTAAAGTCGCTATTGGTTTGGGAGGTTAGCTCCTTAAACATTTTAATCGCTTTATCCTTTTTTACGTTTAGACTTTGCATTATTCGCGTTTGGCCGTCGCTCAATATCAAATCTACGTAAACGGGTTTCGTTTGGCCAAATCGCCAGAAACGGCGAATAGCTTGGTAGTACTGTTCATAAGAATAAGTCGGGAAATAAACCGTATGGTTGCAGTGTTGCCAATTCAGACCAAACGCGGTAATAGATGTTTTGGTTATGAGTTTTTTTATTTCACCGCTGGCGAAATTCAAAAGGATTTCCTCCTTTTTATCTATACTCATATTGCCGCTAATCTCTACGGCGTTCTTATCCATTTGGCCTATTAATTTGGCCTCATCATTTAGATTAACCCAATAAACCGACGTTTCGTTATTAGCTGCTTTTTGGACCGCCATTTCGCAACGTTCAACAATAGTAGATCTAACTTCGCTTTTTATCTCAAAAAAATTAACAGCCGGAAAATTGAACATCGATATTTGACCATTAATTGCGAGCGGATTTTTATTATTTACTACTGTTTCGACTTCTATTAATTCGGGCAATACGTGTAACTTATCACTAAAACCAATATCAGAAGGTTTTTTAACTGATATCGACCAACTCGCAACCCAGCGCCAAAAGTCCCGCTCGGCATGAGCTTTTAAATACCATTCGGACCCGGCGTGTCTAATATCAATAGAGTTACCGTTATTTTTAAAAAACTTTGTCAGCATATCGGTATAGCCTAAATAACCCAGCGCCTCCGACGAGGTTCCTAATTCTATAAAATCGTTTGGGCTCGGCGTTGCGGTAAATAGGAATCGGTAGTGTACTTTTTTCAGAAACGACGTTATATTCGATTTAAGCGCCCCGTCGAAATTTTTAAGGATGCTAGACTCATCTAAAATCACACATTCAAAATCGGATGGGTTAAAATGGTCGAGGCGCTCATAGTTGCAAATAACTATTTTACTTTTGAACTTTCCATTTTTGCTATATTCAATATCATCAATACCGAATTTTTCGGCCTCTTTAATAAATTGAAAAGCAACCGCCAGCGGTGTAATAATTAAAACGGGTTTATTCGTGCTTTGTAAATAGTTGGCCGCTATTGTGAGCTCTATTATTGTTTTTCCAAGTCCCGTATCTAAAAAAACAGCGCAACGGCCTTTTTTAATAGCGTAGTTAGCTACGTGGCGTTGATAATCAAAAAGTAAATCAGGATAAAAAACGGGGTCTATCCCGTAATCGCTTTGGCTATGGCGTTTAGATTCTAAAAATTCTAAATAGTTCATAATATTAAAATTTCATCCACTCGTTTAAAATAGTTGCTTTGTATTCGTGAGCTCGTTGCATCGCCTCGCAAAGGGCCGCCGCCGCCTCAGGGTCGAATAAAATTACCGTGTGATGTAGTCGGCGGTGCTCGGGTTGGCGTGGATCGTATGACGCGAAAACCCACGCTGGGAGGTTGAAGGTTAACATATTACCCATCACTTGCCAGTAATAATCGGAGTTTACTCGTTTTAAATCCTCGCCATTTTGAACCTGAGAATGTAGAAAATGATTAACCGAATTCCACGGGCATTTAATTTCACATCCAACCGGGCCGAATTCGGGGTGAATCATAAAGGCATCGGGTGAGCACCCGAAATAGTCATTAAATAACTTAAATGAGGGTTTTAGTTCGGTACTTTCCTCAGGGCTATTTAAGGCGATTTGGAGTTGTTTCAGGGCGTGTTCTTCCCACTCGTTTCCCCAGTCAATGGCTCGAGAGGTTGCCTCGTTAGCGCTTTGGCCCGTGACGGTTTCCATAGCTTTTTCGTAAATATACTTTTTAGCCGTTTCGGAAAGTTCGCCCGATTCGATGGCGGCCTTCGTTTTGGGGTTAGTCATTAGGGCCGATATACCTGAGCCAGTAAAGCGGCCGAGGCGCATTTTATCCCACGCGGCCGAGTTTTGGGCCACCGTTAGAAGATAATCGTTTAAATAGGGGTTATTGCTCATTTGTTTTCTGAATTAGGGTTAATAGTTGATTCTTTTGACCGGGGCTCATAACTGAGTCAAGGGCGCTAACGGCCTCAATGGCTTGGGGGTCTCGGTTCATTATACCGACCTCGAGCTTATTAATTACGTTTTGGGGCAATTCGCCGACCTGTAATTTATAGGGCTGATAATTGTCGACGTTCTTTCTATTCAAGTCACGGCCAAAAATCTTGCCCAGCGATTGCGCGGCGTTCTTTAAACACTCCGACTTCAACTTGGGGAACGCCATATCGAGCGCGTTTGCTTTTTTGTTGGATGGGTTAAGCGCCCATTGATTACGCTCAGTTCCTGCAATGCCTTCGGGAACCCTATCGACCATAATAACAATAGAAGCGGCCCCGGTGCGACGTATTTCGAAGCCCGTTACTGGGTGGATTGCCACAAGTTCAAGGGAGCCTTGCACCTCGTTAGCGATCGCGCTCCATTTGAAATTCTCGGTTTTCCATTGTCCAAAAAATAACTCGTCGAGCGTCATT